AGTAGATCGTGCCGCTGATACCAGACAGGACGGGCAGGGCGGCGGCGAACCACCAGCCCTTTACGTCAAAGCCCGCGATCCGCAGGCCAGTGGTTTCAGCTTCCTCACTCACGAACCGTACCCGGCAGCGTACACGTCGGCCAGCGTCACAGTGTCAGCGCCGAGCAGCCCTTGCAGGCCAATGCCGAAGACGTTGGCTGCGGTGATGTTCATGATGTCAAACGTGGGCGAGTAGGCCACCGTCGCGCCGTACAAGCTGGTGCCGCTGTTGGCAGCATAGGCGTCCACAGTCCCGGTCATGGTCGTGTTGCGGGAGGCCGCCAAGAAGGCACCAGCATCGCGGGCGTAGGACTGCACAGCGCCGAGAGCGTTGTTGTAGTTGCTCACATCGGCGGCGCTGACGGTCATGTCATTGTTGGTCAGGACAGCCTGCACGGCCATCTGCTCCTGCACCGTGTCGGCGTTGGCGGCCATGTTGGCCACCGCCTGCACCTCCATCAAAACCGCAGTCGCGGCAACGAGGTTATCGACAGCCGAATCGAGATTGACCATTGTTGCGGCGTATTGATCCTGAAACAACATCTCGGCGTTGTAGTATGTCGCGTCGATTACCCCCTGCACATCAGCGTTGTAATCAAGCCGCATCTGCTCGGTGACCGCCGCGTCCTGCATGACGCCCGGTGCGAGGATGTCGCCCTGTCCGGCACTGTAGACCGCGCCAGCCGTCAGGCTCTGAGCCGCTGACAGTTGGTTAAGGATTGTCTGGGCCGACCCCTGTAGGTCCGTCATCGTCGGATCGGCGTGAGCGGCGGAAACGCTCAGACAGAGTAGGGCCGCTGCTTGTTTCAGGTAGGACATCGGGCAGTTCCTCTCCGATCATCAGGAAGGTGTCCCAAAAGGACTGATCTTGCGCGTAGCCTACCACATAAACATGGGGATTGTCACGCATGGCCAGATAGCCCTCGCGGCCCACCAGCAGCTTGCCTGTCTCAATGCTGTATATCGGGCAGGGTGTGCTGGCCAGCGCCATAGCTTTGTAGACGTTGGCGTTGTCGCACATGACGGAAATGCCGCTGACTTGCAGACCCAGCCCGCCAGCCTCCTGTGGTGTGCCGAGCAGGCGGGCATCCTTGCGGCGGTTGCACTCCTCATCTTGCTCCATGCTGCCCTCGGCGCGTCCGAAGATGCTGATCTGGAAAGCCTGTTGCTTCGGGATCAAGCAGCTATCGTTGCCGCCGCCGCCCATGACTGTCGGTGCTGCGGCTGTCGGCACGGGCGTACTGAACGGCGCAGAGCCAGCGCCGTTGTAGTTGGTGGTGCTGTCGTTGTTGTTGGAGCCGATGGTGGAGTTGGTGTTGCCGCTGTTGGTGTTTAGATCACCGCTGACTTGGGCGTTGGCAGTGGCTGTCAGTAGACAGAGCAGAGCGCACCCATAACGTCCCGCGTATCGCCGGAGCAAAGCAGTTCGTTGGCCGCATCGCCGTGCGCCATGTAGTAAAGCGTTTCCGCGTTCTGTCTGATCTCGCACTGGCGGTCTCCCTTGGGGCAGGCCGTTGTGTAAGCCACCGAAGACACAGTAACAGGGCCGCAGCCAGCTACCAAGAGGACAAGGATCAGTCTCATTTCCGCAAAGCCTGCTCAATGCTGTCTAGTTTTGTCATGACGATCTTAAAGTTGTCGCGCATCTCTTTAAATTCTCGGTCGTGCGCCAACTTGTTTGCATCATGCACGGCGGCAAGGACGGCCAGCTTAGTCCCGTGGTCCTGCTGAGTACGATACATCCAAAAGACAAATGCAGCTACCGGGGCGACAACCCACTGCATGACTGTGTCAACAAATTCCATTGCCAGCCCCTCACGCAATATCGTCGATGATTTCGACAGGGATATAGCTGTCATTCGGGAATGTCTCGACGCTGGCGTCAGCATAGGTGACTTCGAATTCAGCCTGATATGAGCCAACCGTGTTTGTGTCGGCGGCGATCCAAGAATATCTGACCGTTCCAGCCAAATCGTTTACCACCGTTGCCGCCGCGTCCACCTTTGTTTGCGTGCCGCCGAGGGGCCGCATGTGAAAGCGAACCGTTGCGCCGACGAGGCTGACAGCCGTTCCGTTAGCGTCTTGCAGGGTTGCCAACATGGCTGGGCTGGTGTCGTTCTGTTTGACGTAAAATGACATCAAGCGGCCTCGTTTGGTTGGGTCACGACGACGTGGTTTGGTGTGTTCGCCGCAACAATACAGGAGTTTTCACCAGTCGTCACGACCTCTGCCGCGTTTGGCCCGTATTTGGCGACGTTGGCCCTGTTTGAGCCGTCCATAAAGACCGCGACATTGTTTGACGGGTCAGCGACATGCACCTGACGGGCGCGACTTGGGTTCAGGAGAATGCTGCCGACGACAGGGTTGCCTGTCAGTATGCTTACGCCCTCGAACACGACGTTGATGATGCAGACGGCAGAGCCGACAGTCGGCTGGCCTGTCGTGATGCTGACGGCGGCCAGCGCGTGCGTTTGGGCGATGCTGGATGCGCTGGCGGTCGGCTGCCCGGTGGTGATGTCATTGGCCGTCAGGTTGACGATGATCTGCGCGCTGGCAGCCTGCACGGTCGGCGGCGCAGTCGTGATGTTGGCCGCCGTGAGGACGTGGGTTTGCGTGATGGCCGACGCGCCGACAGTGGGCTGCCCGGTCGTGATGCCACTTGGCATAATCTGGTGATCTTGTGCCAGATTAGGCGCGCCGACGCTCGGGATGCCAGAAGCAATAGGATCGGCGTTGAGCGTCTCTCTTTCCGACATCGTGATGCCGGGGATCGTTGGCGCGCTTGTCGTGATGCCGTTGGCCGCCAGATTGTGCGCCTGCGTGATCGACGCACTTCCGATAGTCGGCTGGCCTGTCGTGATGGCCGTCAGGCCAAGATCATGCTCCTGCGTGATCGCGGCGCTGCCAACGGTGGGCTGCCCGGCGGTGATCTGATCCGCCAAGAATGTTTCGTTCTCGACCATCGTAATCGCTTCAACGGTGGGCTGGCCCGTCGTGATGGCTGCTAGGCTGAGATTGTGCGTTTGCGCGATGCTAGATACGCCGACGGTCGGGTTCCCGGTGGTGATGCCGTCGGCTGAAAGATCGTGATCCTGAACGATAATAGACGCGCCGACCAAAGGTTGGCTAGTCGTGATTGCCGTCAGAGCCAGCGCGTGGTCTTGAGTGATAGACGAGGTCTCAAGTGTCGGCTGGCTAGTCGTGATCGCAGCCAGCGTCAGCGCGTGCTTCTGCACGATGGCGGACGCGCTAACGGTGGGCTGGCCAGCCGTAATGGCTACCGGGTTGAGATCATGCGTCTGAACGATGCTTGATGCGCCGACGGTCGGGTTCCCGGTGGTGATGCCGCTAGTTGCGAGATCGTGATCCTGCGTAATGCTGGATGCGCCGACCGAAGGCTGACCCGTCGTGATCGCAGCCAGCGTCAGCGCGTGCTTCTGCACGATGGCGGATGCCCCAAGCGTCGGCTGACCCGTCGTGATCGCAGCCAGCGTAATCGAGTGCTTCTGCACGATGGCGGATGCGCCGACCGAAGGCTGGCTAGTCGTGATTGAACTCAGCGCAAGCGCGTGCTTTTGCACGATGGCCGACAAACCAACAGTGGGCTGGCCTGTAGCAATGCTATTGGCCGACAAGAAATGCGCCTGCACCACAGAGGATGCGCCGAGAGTTGGAATTCCTGCGGAGATGGGAGCCGCATTGAACGTCTCGTTTTCCGACATCGTGATCGACGGGAGGCTCGGTTGGCCAGCCGCGATGCCGATGCTCACAAGCGCGTGAATTTGGGCAAATGCAGAAGAGCCGACCGTAGGCTGCCCGGTCGATATATTGTTTGCGGTTAGTTCATATTTGACTGAGCTACGATCATCTGAGATCGGAACAGAGGCGAGCGGGCTAAAACCAAGCATATCATCCCTCCCCCAGCTTAGATTGACTCATCAGGCAATAGAAGATGCCATTATTCAGGTTTAACAGGCCACACAAGATCATGCGGGAAGCCCGACTGCTCCGTTATGTCGAGAAGTGCGCGGCGGTATGCTGCCCACTCAGCCTGCTTCTCTGCGGTCAGGTCGGCCCAACGGAGAGGATTCGAGACGATGGGGTCAACCTCTGACGCCAGCTTGGCGTCACGCTCTGCGCGGACGGTTTCTGCGGCAGCGGCGTCGAGTTCTTCCTGTGTCGGAGGAACGTAGGCTGCGGTGTCCAGGTCTGCATCCATCTGAGCGTGAAGCGCGGCCACGTCAAACTGCGCCCCGGTGTCGTTAGGGTCGCAGGAGAATGGTATCCACCCGAAAGTTTCATGTTCAATTTCGCAGTCGATCCAACCATTGGCGAGGCGTTTTGCGTTGCGGTAGTTCATGTCAGGAAATCCTCAACCAGACCGATGGGAAGGCGATGTTTGTCGATCCACCCATCAATCTCCACGTTCCGCCGGGCTGACCATGAGTTTGCGTTCTATTCGTATCTGTATACCACAGGCTTGAGCCAGCAACCGTGGCCCCCGGCCCCGCAGCGCCAGAAGTCCCCCGCAGGAAGGCATAAGTGCCGACAGAGCCAGTGCCTAACCCAGCCGTACCAGCACCGATCCCGGCGGATGAAAAAGAAGTGGCGGTTACTGAGCCAGCCATAGTTAGGTTGCCGGACATGTCCATTTGAAGTCGGTTTGCACCTGCCGACCACCCACCAATGCGGAATACGTTGTCGCTGTCTAGGCCCATGTTGATGGCGTAGGCGCCCGCACGGTGGAACGCCATGATAGCGCCAGCACCCCCGGTGGAATAGGCTTGGAGTGGAGGGTTTGAACCAGAAGTGTTCTGGTTTGATTGGAAGCCCTGAATACCAGTCCAAATAAAATTGCTGCCTACGGCACTGCTGATGCTGGTTGTGTTGGAGGCAGTTGATGCAGTCGCAGCATTTCCCGTGATGTTGATACCCCAGTTGCCAGAGGCTCCCGATCCGGTCAGGGATGGGGCGTATGAGGTGTAGTTCCCCGCATGGAGAACCAAGTGACTGCTGTCCGTGGCGTAGAAATTGCCATCGGCATAGACATCAATCACACCGCCCGTGGACGAGAAGCCAAACCTAAAGTTTCCACCATTGTAGGTGTAGCCGTGGTATCCACCGCCACCAGCCCACGCGCTGCTGCTGATGGTGTTTCCTGTGCCGCCTAGGTTTACGGAGTAAGACGAGCCCGTGGTGTTATCAGCAACCCGCGCACTGTCCACACGTACGCCGTATGTGTTTGCACCGTTCCATCCCATGAGGGTTGGGTATGACGCAGACCACCCAATATCAGCATTGGTGTCGTTTACCCCCGTGCCGCTAGGGGAAGTGCTATTTGAAGCGTCAAAGATCGTGTGGCCGTTGCCGTAGTTCTTCCACGCCAGTTGTCCGACGACATCGTTTATAGTGCCGTTGGTGGACCAGTTGGTGCGGTCGGTGCTGAGGCTAGTAGCTGTCGCAGCATTGCCCGTGACGTTGATGCCCCAGTTGCCAGAGGCACCCGATCCGGTCAGGGACGGAGCGTAGGAGGTGTAGTTGGCATCGTTGAGTACGGTTCGCCAGTCGTTCAGGGTGGCAGTATCTCCGTTTCTCGTGCGGAAATACAGATTGGTACCACCGCCACTATACGGAGCATTGAGCCAAAGGTCATACCCACCACCGGCGCTGATCCGCGCCACAGGCCCCGTTGCTGGGGCATTGACAGAGTACGTGAACCCCGTGGAGTTGCTATCCATCGTGTTCGCGTCAAGGGTGAAGCCTTGATAGTACATGATGTTAGAGGGCTTACTGGAGACGTTACCCCAAGCGACAGAGCCTGCGCTGTCGGCATAACCTGCTTGTGTCTTTCTCCACGACCCCCAAGAGCCACCCTCCCGATCACGCACATAAATGTAGGTATTTGCGTCTTGCGCGGCGCGGGGCCAGTAGAACTGAGAGCCGTACTGGGACAGTGGGTAATCGTTCCCAAGGCCCATAGTGAAGCCATAGAATTGATCCGATGTGTCCACGGTCGGACCATTTGTGCCGCCTTGGAGGTATCTGGCACCAAAATCAGAAACTGCGTTAAAGTCTGTCTGGGTGTTGTGGTTTTGCCCCATATTGTTGTAGAACTGCGGCGGCGAAAGCCCATCTACTGAGCCTGCATCTCCCGTGATGGAAATGCCCCAAGTTCCAGAAGCACCCGATCCGGTCAGGGACGGCGCGTATGAGGTGTAGTTCCCTGCGTGGAGAACCTGATTGCCTCCTTGCTGGAGTGCGCCAGATGTTACGTTGATGGCGCTCCCATTGAAATACATGTTTGCGCCGGACGCTGAAATGTTCAGCGGGATATACGTTGAGGTGTCCCTGTTATATCCAAGGATATAGCTCTCCCCACCAGACACACCCACCTCTGTTGCGGCTCCTGTCGCAGCGCCACCGGAATACCACCCGGTAAAGCGTCCCTGACCAGTGGTGGAGATATCACCGCTGAACGCCCTCTGCGAGGTGGTCGCAGCGTTGCCCGTGACGTTGATCGCCCAGTTACCCGAGGCTCCAGTGCCGGTGAGGGACGGGGCGTAGGAGTTGTAGCTGGCGCTGGTGAGCAGTTCGCTCCAGCTGGTCGACCCATTACCGTTGGTGTTCCTCATGTACCATTGCTGGCTGTAGAAGCCACCAGCAAGTTGCATCGAGTAGTAGTTTGAGTCGTTGCTGTGGGTGGAGGCAATCATGTGTTGCCACGCGCCATCGTTCCGTGGCCATCCCTCGGCGGTCGTCCCGGTGTCGGTCTCGTAGAACCCAGAATCCGTCCGCGTCGTGATGTCGGCCTTGCTTACGGAGTCCCCAGAGAACGTCGGATTTGTAGTGCTGGTGGAGGTTGTCGCGGACGTAGCGGTCGCAGCGTTTCCACTGATCGCGATGTTCCACGTCCCCGAAGCGCCCCCACCCGTCTTGGTCGGTGCGTCGTTGGCGATCTCAGCGTTCACGAAGGCCGTGGTGGCAATCTGCGTGGTGTCGGTGCCCACAGAGGCTGTCGGGGCAGTCGGGGTACCCGTTAGGGTCGGAGATGCCAGATTGGCTTTAAGGTCAAGCGCGGTCTGTTGCGCCGTCGAAACTGGCTTGTTGGCGTCAGACGTATTGTCCACGTTGCCAAGGCCAACATCGCCTTTGACGAGGGTTACATCACCAGTCTTGCTGGCGACAGAGGTGACAATATCTTGGCTTGCCGCCGTGATGAACACAAAGGACGTGCCTGTCAGGTTTAATAGAGAGCCTGTTGAGCTTTGCGTCAGTGTGCGGCTCAGGGTAGTCCCGCTGGCAGTATATGTGCCAGTACCGATCTCCCAAGCGTTGCCGCTTTCGATCACATACCGAACCACATCTCCGTTGCTGACACCAGCAGCGGAAAATGTTTGAAAGCTGTCAACCGCAGACCCAAGCGTGATTGTTCCAGTGCCAGTGGTGGCTGTGGTCATCTTGGCGCGGTTGACTAGCTTCGGCATGATTCACCTATTGTTTCTTGGTGTCGGCAGGATACCCGGCATTAAGCCGGATCAGGGATGCCGATAGCGACCGAAGAAAGCGTAAAGGTGTTGCCTGTAGTCACTGACTGCGAGGCGGTCAGCGAACTCGTCGCCAGCAGGCGGCTGTTCGCGGTGTCAACGATGGCATAATGCGTAGCAGTCCCGGTGCCAGTCACCACGCCGTCGGTGATCGCGGCCACGACAACCTCACGGCCACCGCCAGTGCGGTCTTGCGGCGCGCCGATAGACAGCGAGGTGCTGTTGCCCAAAGCATAGGTCGCGTTGGCCTCGGTGTATGTCGTCGCCTCCTGCGAGGTAATCAGGATTTTGTTGGCCTCAGTGTCCAGAACGGTCAGGCCGTTGTCGAACACTCGGTCGTTGAGAGTAGCCATGTCGGCCTCCGTTATTGGATGGTTATGCCTGCACTATACAGGCTTTTGACGCGCTTAGGAACAGCCAGATCATTCGGCTGCATCTGGTTCAATTGACTCAACTAAGAGGCTCCCACTTTCGGTCCAAAGCCAGCGATCCCGACTGTCGCGGGTAGGCAAAGCCCCGTCGTCAATGATGCGCCAAGGCTTGCCAGAAGGAACGTCCTTGTTGGCCACAGCTTCGATTTGATTTGCAAACTCAGGTGCCGGGATAATGACAGACACCTTGCTGTTGTCTTGTGGGTAGATGATTACCTTCATGGGGTATCCTTTTCAGCGGAATACAGAGGCGCATGCTATGGCCGTGTCTTCGGGGCTGTTGCTACCAGACGGCAGAACGAGAATTCTGAAGCTTCCACTCGCGGTGGACACGATGTTCCCGGCTGAGTTCCCGCCGCTACCTGTGTTCGGGTCTTGCGACGAAAACACCACAGCATAATTCGCGTCCGGCATCGCGGTCGTAAAGTTGATCGTGTAGTCGCCCACACCGTTGTCAGTGATTGACGACACGTTGCCAGAGGCGCGGATAGCCACAGTCCCAGTACCATTGAAGTTCACCCACGCACGGCAAGCATACATCGGCGCGCTGCCTGACACGTTCAACTTGTTTTCGATCTTGTCGTCAAGTTTGGCTGGCGTGATAGTGCTTTCAACCGTTGCAGTACCAGTATTCCAGTCTGCCTGTGTTTGTGTTGCAGGTTGCCCTGACGGTGTAAACGTCCCCGTCCCTTCGTTAATGGTCCCTAGCGTAATCCAAGCAGAGTTGGCCTCGTTCCGCTTCTTCAACTGGTTGTTGGTCGTGTCATACCAGAACATATTGGCATATGTCGTCGTCGGCGCGGTCGATGCGCTGTTCTGCGATACGATGGCCAGCAAAGCGTTGTTTAGATCGCTCCTGAACGCAGGCGCGCTCTGGTTGTCGATCACATAATCATGGGTCGCCATGTCGTTCCCCTCAGTTATACCAGACGCGGGCGGTCAAGCCCGAGATGCTGGGCGTCACCCCACTTGTATCAGACTTCAAGTCAATCTTGAACTTGAAAGCGCGGCCATAGAAATCGCCGCCCTTGAACAATTGCCAGTCGGCATAGGTCGAGGCGTCCTGCGAGACCGCAATGTAAAGCAGGACATCCGTATCAGACACGTTGGTGCCGCCAGTGAAATCATCAAACAGACCTGAGAGCGCGTCGAAATCCCCGATCAAGGAATCGAACAAGCCAAGATTCGGGTCATATCGGTCAGTGTTGACATCAAGGCGAGCGCGAACCCGGCGGGCCGTCGTGGTGTCGATGGCTGCCGACATCTCATAGGTCGCCGACGTGCCGCTGGTGATCCGCAATTCGCCAGATGTCACCGAGCAGTTCGTCTTGGTGCCGCCGAAGGTCGGCGAGTCCGTCAACGTCTGCGTGTTCGTGAATGTCTCAAAGGCAGCCTCTGGCACCACCACAGACGCATAGTTTGGCGATGAGTTGCCACCCTTATCCACGGCGCGGATCATGTAGGTGCCGGGACGAGCCGGGACAATTACGTTGGAGCCGGGCCGGGGAACCTTATCAACAGCAGTCGTGGCGTTGGCAAAGGTCGCCCCAGATTCCTCCAACGCATAGCGGATTTTGTAGTGAGACAGATCAAGATCGCCCACAGGTGTCCATTCCAGAGCGATGGTGCCGCCGTAGACTTGGCCGTGGAAGGCAGCGACATCTTGCGGCGGGTTGGCCGTGCCAGAGACTTGGAAGTTCTCATACAGTTCCCAAGACCCACGCACGCCGAGATGGTTGTAAGCCCGAGCGCGCACGTCGTAGAAGCCGTCACCGACATCCAGAATGTCATAGATACCCGGAGATCCAGAGCCGACCGCGTTCCAATCGGTAGCCGAATGCTCTTTGAACTGCACCTCAACACGCTCGACAAAGCCCGTCGCCGCTGAAGCCGCAGTGATGTTCGCCACGATCACGTTGGTCATCTTTTCGTAGATGATCCGCGTCTCTTGTGTCAGCCCGATACCGATGGGGGCCACATACCAAGCCGACGGCAGGCCGGAATTATTTGCGATGATCGCCAACTCGTCGGCATCCCAGTCAAAGGCATCTTCCGATGTCTCGCGCAGGGTCAACCTCACGCGCAGATCGCCAGCGTCCTGATTGGCAAAGAAGTTCCAGCCAACCACCTCAAACTCTTTGGCCGTCCAGCCATAGCGGGTGTTCGTGAATGCCACTATGTCGCCGACCTGCACGCCGAAAGCGGCCATGCCGAACTCAGCCGTCAGTGTCATCTGCTCACGGCCACGGTTCAGCGTCAGCTTGGCGATGCGCTGCGCGGTGGCTGACGAAGTTGTGAACGGCAGCGTCAGGTCGATTGGCGTCTCGACGTTGTTGTCCTCGGCCAGATAGACCGCGCTGTCCACCTGCGGATAGTCCACCGTGATGTAGTCTTGAGCTACATCGTTAAACGTGCCGCGCACCACGTTGAAAACGTCTGCCATCGACTGGCGCGTTTGCAGCGATATCGAACTCCGCAGATCATCAAGGGTGAATGTCTTCACGGGCGGCGTGTAGTAGCCGACCTTCAACTGCCATGCGCCTTGGCCCCAGAACAGCGTGCCAGCGCAGCTTGTCATCATCTGCTGCAAGACATCGCCCGGCGTCTGGTCAGCGCGGATCACCCCGTGCATGGTGTATCGCTTTTCCGTCCCGCCGACAGCCAAGCTGACGTTCTCGTCGCACACGTTGGCCGATGCAGAAAACGCCGTGTCGTCGATGCCAGTGTCGTCGAACCCGTAGTCGGCTGTGAGGTAATCACGCACGCAAAGCGCGGCGCTGGATGAGAAAGCAGTCGATGTCGTGCGCGGGTCATAGACCTCTTTGCCGTTCACAACTGCCGTGAAGATCGGCACGCCATTCGGGAACACGTCCTGATCGAACTCAAGCCGGACATACAGATAGGCGATCCCGCGCCCGACGAAGGCCGACGTGATCTGCGCGCTTTCGGCTAGAAGTTCAGCGGGCGCTGTGGTCTGCGATCCGTCGTATTTCTTGATGCGAACCTTGCTGGCCCAGTTCTGGCTCGTCACGAAGCCATTGCCGTCCAGCGTGACAACCTCGTCGTTTATGTAGATATCACCGATGGAGGACACCTCATGCCCGGCGAGACAGATAATCATGTGCAGGAACTGGTTGGTCGCCCCGGTGGCCTCAATGTAGGTCACGATGCCGCCCTTGCGGACAGTGCCGTAGACGTATTCCTGCGGTGATGCCGGGTCGCGGGCGTTCACCAGTGTGCCTTGCATCGCCGACCCCAGCTTCGGCTTCGGCGTAAGGGCAGACATCGCCCAAGATGTGACGACCGTGGTGGCGATGTACCCGACGATGGCTTGAGCGGTAATCCCAAAGGCGATGACGGATGTCCCGACATTCGCACCCAATATCCACGCGCCGACCGTCACAGGATCGCGGACGATGTTCGCCTGATGAGAAAGAGCCGTCGTGCCTGTCAGTAGCTTTTTAAGCGGCGTCATCGTGCCTCACCCATGCGCTGTCGATGCTTTCGATGGGGGAGTATACCACGCCGCTGGCAGAAAGGAACGCGGCGCTTGTCCCGACGGCTATCCCAAATCCTACGCCCAAGTAACCCGGTTGGATCACTTCAGGCCCGCCGACAACCAAAGCACCGCGAGGCGGTATGTCGTAGGCCCGCGAGAGGCGCTCACAAAGCGCGTCCTCGACTGTTTGGTGTCCATACTCGCGGCGAAGTTCCATGCGCGTAAGAAGGCGTCCTGCGTCGATGTAGCGGCCAACCCAATCGTCGGCCCATCCTTTCCCGTGCATACTGCGGAAAGCCGCGTTGGTGAAGATCAGGCAATCCCAGACGCCCCATTCAAACGGGCGGCCACCGACCTCACGCAAAAATGCGTGCAAAGCCTTTAATCCTCTTTCCGGCCCCACGGGATGCCCTTGTCCTGAATGTCGGCCACGAAGCTGAAGAACGTGTCGCCGGGATGGCGCGCCTGATGGCTTTCGTGGGTGTAACGCCGGATGCGCGCCCGGCCCAACTCAACCATCTTGCTTTCGACCGTCAGCGTGATTGTGGATGCGTCCCCGCTGTCCTCAATCGGCATCTGGTTCATCTTGCCAGCGAACACTTCCACGAAGTCGTCAACATTGCTGACGCCAAACAAAATTCGGCAATCGCGCCGCTGGTAAGGTTCTTTCAGGGCTAGCGAGACAAGCTCAACAGGCACGCCGCTGACGGTAATCGATGCAGACTTGGCCGACAGGTCGTTGACCTCTTCCAGCCCGCTGATGGCCAGAAGATTGCCCGCGCCGAGATACGTTTGACCGTCGATGGTGCGATCCCCGTAACCTGTCCACAGCCTGACCGGGCCATATGTGATCGCGTTGCCGTCAACATCCGTGCCGCTGCGTGTATCGAACATCATCTCGACAGCGTAAAACGGCTGCACCTCTGGCTGGGCTAGTGCGCTCAGGATAGCGGCTGGAACGCTGCGGGCCATCAGACTGCCTCCATCGCGCCAAAGGTCAGGCCGTAGATGCTGGCCTCATTGATCGACCAAGACTGCTCGTTGCTTGAAAGCCTGAACAGGCCTTTGGCATTGCTCACCGTCACGGCTGCGTTATCGGCGGGCGCGGTGCGGATGTGCGGCCATATGTCAAGAGAGACTTGGCCAGACCCGTTGCTGTTGGCGTCTTGCAGAACCTTGTGCAGGCGTGCCGACGATCCCGTGCCGAGTTGGATATAGTCGCCAGCCTTGAGCCATCCTGTGACGCCGTTTGACGCGCCGTCGATGTTCAGAGTGCCACCCGTTTGGTCTGCGCCGTTGACCAGCGGCGTCCCGGTCGGCGTCCCGCGTGCTGTGCCGCCGATGGGGTCAGCCAGCAAGAACGTGCCGAACTGACCGCGCAGGGCAATCAACCACGCGACCCACTGTTCCGCGTCAGGCCGCTTCATCGGCGGCAGCGTCACCTCGGCCTGCCACATCTGCCCAGAATAAGCGAATGCCTGCCCTGCAAAGGTGAACGGGCTTCTGGCGTAGGCCACCGCGTTGGTGGCCCGCAGTTCAATGCTGCGGATGCCTGTGTGTGTCGGCAGCGCGAGAGGATAACTGATGGCCATTATGCGAAGGCTCCCCCATATGCGCCACCGCGCCGCTTGGCGTCCAAGACAGCCGCCTTGGCGCTGTCCGCGATCTGCGGCATCAGCGATTTGATCTCGGCGCGGACGGTCTGCTGCACTCCCGTGGAGACGTTGATATTCTGCACGACAGTCACGCCGCCGCCGCCAAGTTGGTTATTCGGGATGACCTGCGCGTTGCGCGAAGGCACGACAAGCTCTGGCCCGCGCTCCCCGACCATGTAGGCCTGACCGCCAGTGACCGGGCCGCCCATAGCCTTAAAGCCAGCAATGGCAGGTGCCAGAGCCGGGAAGGCCCTTCCAACGACCCCCATGATCCCGTTGACCAGCCGCTGCACGACCAGAACCTCATAGAGCTTCATGATGATGTTGCGGGCCATGTCGCGGAAGGCGTCCTTGACCGACTTGGTGCCGTCAACCATCGACATGAAGGCGCTGGAGAAGGACTCGCGGATCGTGTTTGCGATGGCCTTCATGTTCTCTTGCTGCTGGGTCAACTCTTCAGTTGCCGCCTTAGCCGCTCCACCAGCCTTATCGGCGGCTTCTGCCGATGCATCGCCGAAGATGTTGACCTCAGTGGTGCCAGCCGCCACAGCATCATTTAATGCCCCGAAGGCCTCTGTGACCCCACCCCATGCGGACGAAATCTTGGTGCCAGCAGATGCAAATGCCGTGCTTGCTTCGCCTCGCGCCGTCTCCGAAGCTTTATCAAGATCGTTTTGCAACCGCCCGACAGATGACAGAGACCCAAGAACCGCACTATTCACGTCATCAAGGCCAGCCTCTCCAGAAGACCTAGCGATAGTTTCCAAGAAACTATACCAAGTCCCAACAAGTCCAGAAACCATGCTGGCAAAACCAGCCTTGATGGTCATCCAAACCCCAGAAAGCGCATCTGGTATTGCTTTGGCGCTATCTACCATGCCCTGCCAAACAGCCCCGACGAGATCGCCAAGCAGCTTCATGGCCTCGCCAAAACCACCAGCGCCTTCCTTGAGGCGCAAGAAAATTTCAATCAGTTTGGCCAAGCCGACGAGGAGCGCCACTGGTAGCAGCTTCATCAGGATCGCACCGACAGCAGCGAAAGCAGCGCCGACAGTCATCGCTGTGGCCCGCAAGAAGATCAGCGCGCTAGAGAAAGAGCCAGCAGAGATCGCAGATGCCACTACGGCGGCCCTGAAGGTGACCATTGCCGATGCGAATAGGCCAGAGGCCCCAGTAGCCGCAAGCATCGCAGGCACAGCCCTGATCGCCATCGCGCCAGCAAAGAGACCCACCGCGATGATCGCCGTGTCGATCTCACCAGATAGATTGCCAAAAACAGAGCCAAGCGCGGCACCAGCCTGCTTGACCGCATCTGCCACCGCTCCTAGCGGAGCCTGAAGCACGCCAAGAGCAGAGCCAAGGTTTTCGATCTCCCTGCCAGATTTCTGGGCAACAACGCCCAATGCCGCCACGACGGCGACAACGGCACCGATCACGGCACCAGCCGGGCCGAAGATTTGCAGAAGCTGCGGTGCCTGCTGACCGAATGCCTGCAAGCCGTTGGTGCCGTTGGCCACCTGAACCGCGAAGTCGCCGATCTGGAAGCCAGCCTGCTGAAGCGCGCCTTTTGCCCACTTCTGGGTTGCCGTGTTGGCAAGGCCAGATGCTTGGGCAAAGCCCCTCATGCTGGAGTTGGCTGTGTTGATGGTGGCCGCAGTGCGGGTGACCTGAGCCTGAACGGCCTTCAACGGCGCAGTAGCGCGGTCGATGGCCTGCAACTCAAATACGAGTCTTTCGCTCATTTTCCTCGCGCTCCTTCATGACGGCAAAGTAGGCCATCCATTCATTATACTCATCCAGCGAGATTTCCTCAATCTCCGAGATGGTCTTGCCCAACCTATCCGCCAGCGCCACCAAGTTGAGCCTGAATGGGTCGCCTCTTAGTTTTTTGTGTGATCCTCAATGCTCGTCGCGTTGAACACAGCGCCGAACACTTTGGCGATCACGCCGACAGCCTCACTCATCAGGATCGGCTTGTCCTCAAGGGTGAACGCCTTGTCGCCCTTCTGGTCTTCGCACTTTTCAATGACCATCTCGACCATCGCACCCAAGGAGGTGTTGGTCAGAAAGTCCTTGTACTTGCGCTGGACCTTTTCGATGTCCCGTGCGCTCACAGACGTGAAGAAGAGGCGAAGGGGAGTTTCCCCCTCGCCCCATTCTTCGACATCGACGAAGCCACG